CAATGTTAGAGGCGGAAGCCGCGCCTCGCCATGCTGCGGGGGTTGTTGATTGCCTTTGTGCGTTTGCGTGCTCGGTTGAACTTCCTGGCGTATCGCTTGCCGTTCATTGGTCGCCTCATTTCGCGTCTCCTTCATAAGATTGGGGGGGCGTCAAGCCCCCCCAATATAGCTGACTGTGTCAGCCTTGGACCATCTTGTTCTTGATTAAGATGGTCCTGATGACACCACCTGACTTTGTCAGTGGTTGTCTTTGTCAGCCTCCAGTGCCTCTTCCAAATCTGCCACGTACTTCCTCAACCGCCCCAGCCTCTGCCTGTGGCGCGTTTTGTACAGGGCTATGGAGGGCACCGGCTGACTCCCGAGCGCCGCTAGGCGCTCCTGTGCTTTGGCCCTGAGGGCCTTTAAGCGGTCCCTCTCCGGGTCCGGCTTCTCCAGGGGCCCGAATACCTCTTCGAACGAGGCTGGAACAGTCCGCGATGAGCGCCCTTTCCGGGACGAGGTGCCCATCCTCCGTGACCTGGCCGAGCTGCCAGACCTCGAAGTGGTGCGGCGCTTGTTGGATGTCACTTGTCACTTCTCCTTGGTTGACCAGGCGAGCCACGCTCGCCAATACGTTCTTGTCGTCGGGTCCCACGAACGGCTGCATGAAGTAATCGATCAGCCGATCTCGGATCGCGTAGATCTTCACTTGGTTTCATCCTCTGTTGGTTTGTCGTCCGGTTGGAGGATAGCGTTGATCTGTTGGTTTGTCATACGCACCAGGTCTGCTAGGGGAATCCCCTTCAGCTGCTCCGGTAACTGCTCCTGGTGCTCCTGGATGCTCCTTCCCATCTCGATGAACCCCCGCAGGTCATGCGGTAGCTCTGAGAAGTCCGCGTATATCGGGGTCTTCCCCATCGGTCCCTGCCCCGTGCGCAGGAATTGCGTCACGATGATATTGATGTCTGTCTGCGCCGCTTGTGATTGGTCCGTCATGGTCGGTTCCGTGTTGAACGTCACCGCATCCGCTTTGTTTGCCTTGTATCTGCTCATGGTTATCTCCCGAGAATCATTTTCAGCCATTGACCTATGCTCATGAAGGCTTTCGCCGCTGGGCTTGCTGACCCTACCTGGCTGAACCATTTCGCGAGTGCCTCGCGCTCCGGTATATCCAGTCTCAGCAATATCTTCCTGGCGTCTGCCATGTCCACTTCTTGCGTGAGGATCTCCGATCTTGATTTGGCGCTGCTCACTTCGTAGGGCGCCGTTTCCTCCAGTACCTTCCTTTCGATCTCGCGTATGCGCGCATCGGTTACTGCTTTATCGCGCCCGGCCTTCTCTTTCTCGATCCCGACCTGGACCAGGTCGTTCTCCGCAGTGCGTTCCTGCTTGAGCTTGTCGGTTGCGAACTCGGCCTGTAGTCGTGTCTGCCTGGCGATGTCGTTGTCGATCCTCATCCGCTCCAGTTGTAGCCTTACGGCTGCCGCTGTCGCTGCACTCTCACCTGCTTTGGCGATCCCTCGCCCCATTGCATCCTCTGCCTGTACGCTCGCCGCGCTTACGCTTGGCGTTGATGCTCCTCCCTGGCTGTATGCGAGCATGGGATTGAGCCCTGCGGCCTTCAGATCCGCGACGGATCTCTGGTATGCCGTGTTGCTCATCTGAGTTTCCCAGTCTCGCTGCTCTCGCTGTAGCAGGATGTTGGTTTCGTTCGCCTTCTTTTGCGCCTTCTTGGCGCTGTGTCCGCCTAGTAGGTTGCCGACCGTTGATATCACCGGTCCGGCGATGCTTTTGAAAAAGCTCTTGAGTCCCATGGCTAGAACTTGTTGAGCCCCGGCACTGCGTAGGCCGGCATGAGTCGCGCCACGACGTTGTCGTGCATGATGTCCATGATGATCTGCGCGCTCCATTGTTCACTCGGTGCTGTTGCGAGCGACCTCGCGAGTGTCTCCTTGGTCTTGTCTGTGATGAAGCTGCTGTTCAGCAGTGGCTCGCTTCCGAATTCTTCCGCGTAGTGCCACCAGTCCAGCGGTTGTGCTGCTGTGCTTCTGAGTACGCCCGTGATCTCGTTCGGCGTGTATCGATATTCCGCATTGCGTTCCTGGTAGCCCCAGGTCGGCTGCGAAGCCACACCGGTCGTTGTCTGGTAGATCTCCATGGCGTTGACTGCCTGCTCTCCCAGGTTGGCCAGTGTTGGCCAGGCGAAGTCTAGGCGGGTTTGTCTTCTCCAGTGCCTTCGGGTGCCTTGCTGATATGTTGGAGTTGCCCGCACTGCGCACAGTCCAATGATGTATCCATGTTCGGTTGCGGCGTATGTGAACGTTCGCTTGTGTCCGCTGGCGTGCATTTCTGCGCCAAGATTTCCAATTGCGGAAGGATCCAATCCGGGTTCAGCGTCGTAGGCGGCTGTTTGAGCGATTGGGTTGACGGTAACCGGGAGTTTGGATCCGCCCAGGTACTCCGGTCTCTGCAAGCGATAGTCTGGTGATCGCACTCCGAAGTGCACCAGGAGAGATTCGACGTATCTTGTTCCTCCACGAGCGTCCTTCTCCAGTAGTTGTTGTGTTGCCATTGCCGGGCGCAGTGAGTTGATTGTGGCTGCTGTTGCTGTGCTCAGATCCGCGAACATGTTTCCGAAGGTTCCGGTGTCCGCTGTCAGTACGCCGATCGCTCCGGCGGTGTTGATCTGTTTCGCGTTGGCGCTGTTGGGCGTCCACGGCAGTAGCGCGTCTGATGTCACTCCGGTTGTGTAGACCGGCGCGCTTGTTCCCAGCGGTATGGTTACCGCTGCTCCTTTCTGCGGCCAGGGTAGTGACCTGGTGAAGTAGTCGCTTCGCTTGTTCACCCTGAGTGGCATTTGATCCCAGGTTGTTGCGCCCTGCACGATGTCGCTGCTCACTCCGCTGGTCCAGCTGGGGCTCCAGCTCCATCCCACCTGCAGGTTCTCGTCTCTGAACCACTCGTTGTAGATCGTGAAGTACGCCCATATGGGCAATACGTTGAAGTTGAACGAGTCCGCTGCCGCGTACACTTGCGGCAGCAGTCCGAAGTGGTCCAGCACGCTGTTGGGCAGTAGTTCGTAGCTCACTGTTGGTATCACCGCTCTCATCGTTGGCAGTGTCAGTCCTGCATCGTTGCCGGTGATGAAGTCCTCCCATTTGGTGATGGGTGCCGTGCCCTGCCAGGTGATCCTGTTTGGTACGAAAAAGTACCAAGTCTCTAAATCTAGGTCGTCCACGACCGGTGCTATTGGCGTCGCCAGGCGCGCCATGATGCTCTCTGTGTGTTGCCAGGTGTCTCCCGGCAACACCTCCTCACACATAACTGGAACGAGCTCTGAAGCGTTGAACGCTTGTTTCCTTGTTTGTCTCATGCGGAATCGACTCCGCGGAACGTCCGTCTGTGGAATGACGGCGAAGTTATGTTGGCTTGCTGTTTTGTTGCGAATCATTTCCTCACTCCTTTACGAAAGGTGCTCTCTCTCTGTTCTTTTCTTCTCTGGTTATCCACGGGTTTTCCCCGTAGGGGGAAACCGGTGGGTAACCCCTCTTGCTCCGCATCTGACGAGCGCCCCATGGCGCACGTCGTCAGATGCTCTTGCTCTTCCTGTCCGCGCGTGCGTGCGCGCTTCGCGCGCGCGCGTGCGCTTCTTCTGTTGTCATAGGCTTTATCTGTTCTTGCCTCCTTTGCTTGATCTTCGCCGCTGTGTCGGCGTCTCTCTCTAAAAGCCAGCGGTCGTAGGCTTTTGGCGGTTTTTGCTCCGTCCCATTGATGACCACCTGGTCGTGGTCGATCAGTTGCTGTCCCCATTTCATCCACCACTCTTTGCCGAGATTTCTGCTCATGCGCGCTTTCGGTTGTTCTACGGCGATCAATTCGCCGCTCTCTTCGTCTATGCGGACGTAGCGCTGTTTGCTTCGCAGTTTCTTGGTCACATAGCTTGCGGTGTATCGCGCTGTCTCGATTGTCAGCGCCCCCACTTTTACGTCCCCGAGTCCCCAGCACCTGGTTAGCTCCAGGTTGATCCAGAGTCTGTAGGGTTCTTCCTGGCAGACGATGGCGTTCTCGGTGAAGTCGTGCCCGAATATGCACGCGTGGTAGTGGGGTCTAAAACTCCTGTCTCCGTACTCGCCCACGGCGTAATACCTTAATTCGCCGTACTGCTTTCTGAGCCTCTTCCAAAAAGTCTCCAGATGTCTGTAGTCGAGGCTCCCGTACTTGGGGATATGTTCTTGTCTGTAAGTCAGTGTGACGAAACTGTTTTGTGCGTGACATGTTGCCTCGTGCGTTAGTCTCACTGCTGTCTGTCGTGCTTGTTCCTCCCTGCATAGGATGCAATATCCGCAGGGGATTAGGAGCCCGGTGTATGGCTCCTGGTAGTACTCCTTGTTTGTGCGTTTGAAAAAAATAAGTCGGCCGGCGGCCGACTTATATGCCCGCATGGGTGCGGCGCACGCCATGTTAGAGGCGGAAGCCGCCCCTCGCCAAGGCGCGAGGGTTGTTGATTGCCTTTTTGCG